GATGTTGATCACAAAAGAGTTCAATAGTATTAGGATCATGGTGGTCACCTGCTTCTATCTCATCTTTATGATGCTCAACATATTCTTCTAGATCATGCAACTCATCCTTAATGTGCCGTCTAGCAGCAGGATTAGTTGTAGGATCGTCAAGGATCTCTTTATCTTTAGCAATGTGCTTTTCTATACTTTCCATATTAGAGGATACCTCCCGTCACTTTATTTATTTACTAATCAACATCGCCACTGTAGGCATCCCTACACAAACGAAGTGTTGTATGGAATATACCGCTAGTACCTTTCATTCTATCAAATTCATGAGTGACCTCACTTATTAGATAAACTCCGCTACTTTCACGATCCCAAGGTTCAGACCTTGCCTCAACATCAGGAACTTTATTCCGTATCTTTATTTTAACACGGTCACCAGCACATATCTGCGAATTTCCAGGAATCACAACAGTACACTCTTGATTTTGTAGCGTAGAATACCTAGACAAAGATTGTGCTGCAAAGTATTTCTGCCAATCAGCATAAGGTGCAGGAGCCTTAGATCCTGCCTCTGGATCTGGATCACCTGGAGTAGGTCCAGAGAACCAAGTCTCACTATCCAAAATAGTTGACAATACTCTACTAGGAGACTTAAAGTTCATATTATTACCTTCTGGTATCCTAAAATCTGCTCCTCCAAGATGATCCATTTTCTCATATGATTTTTCTAAATCAAAATTATACTCATCATATTGACCACTAGAAGGATTAAAGAATACCATTAGATTTGAATACTTACCAACTCTAAGATCAGTCATCACATCTGTCTCAGATTTAAACTTAACTTGAATAAGTTTTAATTGATTTCCTCCAGTTTCATTATTTGCTGATGACTCCTCATAATCTCCCCAAGGTGGTCTATCATCATCTTCTTTACATAAAGAATCTACTGAATAAAAATTATATCCTTTATAAGATTCCCAGAAGAAATACCCTGCTGTACCTTCAATATTAGCTGTTGCTTCATCATTAGTTAATGAAGTTATTGAACTCTCTGTACCATCACCCCATTTCTTCTGTTGAGGTATTGTCTTATTAGTCAACATATTAGCAATATCAAATGGTCTCTTCCGATTACCAAGTAATTTCATCTGGAACTGAGAAGGATCAGAAGCAAAGTTTTTAGTAGATCCCAATAAATTCTTTATCAACTGTTCATGAATTATCTGTTCTGCTGTACCTTCTAGTGGCACATTAACTCTTGTAGCTTCATTAATCATTGCTTCTCTAGAAACTAAAGCTAATGTATAATGTGACTTTTTATCTTTAACATATCTATTTGCTACCTTCCAAACATGCATAACATAAGTGTTACCTTCGGTAGAAGTTCCATCCTGTATAACATCTTCAGTTGTAAGTTCTACCTTCTCTCCACCAACAAATCCAATCTTATTGAATAATTGAACACCATCAACAATAAAAAGAGTCCCTACAACAAAAGGACTTGTAATCTTCTCTGAATAGTTAAAGGTAAAAGATTGTGGTAATATATTATGAACTTGATTCTTTTTATCTGTAAGAGAACAACTTTTAAACTTAAAAGTCCTTGAGGTTTGTAAATCTGCCATTATTCTAAACTCCTAAGGTAAGTTGTCCATAAGACATCACTTTCACTAGTAATTATAACATTCATACTAGTATTTACAGGAACAGCAGAAGTTTCCGCTAAAGGTGGTGGCATAGTACTAATAACTGCTAATGCATTAGTAGCTGATAATTCCTCATAATTTCCAAAGGTCATCCCAGTTAAATCAGTAGTAAAAGCAAGTGCTGTCAAATCATTATGTATAGTACTAGTATCCATAGAGATAGCATTATTAGTATTAGTAATACCAGATTTATCTTCTAGTTGACTCATAATATCATTGGTAACACTATTTACTTGCCTAGTTCTAGCTTTGGATCCTGCTCTACCAGTTTGATTAGAAACTGTAGGCATGTTATAGATATGAGCTCCTTCAGTTGATTGAGCAGCAATATACTTATCCATTGCTTCATAACTACTGAAATCCTCTGGAACAACCATCTTAACGTTCACACCATTCCGTGCTAACTTAGTCTTAATTTGCTTAACAGAAGTTTCTGTTCTAGCTCTACTCCCATCTGCTGATGCTGCATTGAAAGTATTACCACCTTCTTTATCAGGAATCTTATCTGGTTCCTTTGCTAATCTTACAGGAATAATTACATCCCAACCATGTTCTGCTCCATCAGTATTGGCATTATCATTACCACCAAATAATCCTTTAATCCATTCAATACTACTATTCCATATATCAGTAGCAACATCTTTAATCTTAGTAATTACCTTTGTAGTACTCTCAACAACCCATTTGAATCCATTCGCAATTGCTGTAGTTACAGTATTCCATATCTTACCAATTCCCTCAGTTGTCCATTTCCAAGCACCTTTTACACCTTTCCAAAGCATACCAGGAATTCCAGTTATAAGACTTCCAATAGTCTCCTGTAAAGATGAAGTAAATGATGAGAATCCACCTCCTGTAAAATACTTACTAAATCCTTCTGTTATAATAGATGCTTCTATCTGTCTTGCTTTTCTACTAGAAACAATTTCCTGTGAATGCCATTGCATCCAGAATTTTTCGTCTAAGGGTTTTGCACCCATTTTTCTCTTCAATATTTCATTTGTAGAATCTGGTATATTAATTAAACCACCTTCAGCAAATTGTGGTGCATTTTCTGCTTCTCTTGCTAGTCTTTCATTCTCCTTGGCAACATCTCTTGCCATCAAAGCACCATCAATAGCTAGAGAAAGACCAGTACCAACACCAGGAACTATAGATGCCGCACCAGAAGCAACTTCACCAACAGCACCAGTAATATCACCTTTCAGTAATCTTTCAACACCAAAAGCAATACCAGCTACAGCACCAAGTATAGGTACTTTTTTAACTAATCCCTTACTAAGTCCCTTTGCACCTAACTTCGCAAGCTTTCTGCCACCAACCCGTAGCATCAACCTTCTTGCTGTTCTACTTTTGAGTCCTATATTAGCACTATTACGAATATTTCTAACAATATTCTGTCCAGAAGTTTGACCTCTTCGTAATGATTGTCCTATACCTCTAACACCACGAATCCTACGAAATTTTCTACCAGCAAGTCTCCTAAAAGCTCTAGCAGTTCTAATAGGATTTCTAAGTCTTCTCAACACTTTAGGATTAAACAAAGACTTCATTATTCGCCAAGGAATATTCCATCCTCTTGATCTAAACCCTCTACTATCTAATGGTTTTCTATTTCCTGCAAAAGCATTTTGTAACTCAGATTCTTGTTCTTCTAAACGAGCTTTAAGTCTTGATCTTCTACTCTCATCATCACGTAAATCTTTCTGATGAATCTTATCAAAAAGTGAAGTCTGTACATAGAGTTCCTTTTCTACTTTATTAATTACCGCCTTGGTCTTTCCAACAACAGATCCAATAAGAACACCTTGATTCCTAAGTTCTTGAGCAGTTTGGGTGTATTGTGTACCCTGTGGAGATACATTATTGGATGATACTGGTGTAAAATCCATCTTATAATTAAATCCACCACGAAATCTATCATCAATATTAGTTAAAGGATCTATTCCAGCAGAAGGATTTCTTGCGAACATTCCTCGTGTTCTAGCAATAGCATCTCCACCAAAGTGAGCACCTAATGCATACTTAAAGAAAAATCCTCTTCCTATACCAGCCTCTGATAACGAAGTTCCTTGTTTCTCTGCTTCTGCTTCTGCAAACGAACGCTCTTTGTTAGCTAACTTAGAAGCCTGAGTAACCTTATCTCTAATACCCTTAGCTACCTTTTCTCCCAATCCTCCAGAGAAAGATCTAGTATCACTATATCCTACATTTCCTGCTGCCATGATTATAATCCTGACCTATGAATTGGTGCAAATGCAACCATACCAAAATCTTCATGCGTCAATCCTGGATAAACCTCTGGTTCAGTAGATCCACCAGTTGAACTACCTCTGTTAGGTGTATTGACAGGTCTAACACCAGAAGAAATTTGCTTCGCAAAGAAATTATTTTGATCATTATTAAATGATTGAGCATCTCCACTTCTAATACTACCAGAATTTAATAATGACCCAGGAATAGGTACTGCACCTCTTTCTAACTGATTGCCCGACCCATAACGAACAAAGAATGTATTATCTCCTGGTCCACCTCTATATGCATCACCTTGCTCAAATGATGCTCCACTTAAGAATTCAGTTCTTCCACCAACATGTTTAGCAGCATTTGCCTGTAAAACAGGATTTGATATTGCTGCTAAAGAAGATCTATATTCTTTTCTTAGTTCTCCTTCATTCTTACTAATACCTCTTTGTTCATAATAGTATTGCATTGCTGCTATTGCAGTATCTTCATTATTCACACTTTTCCATACATCAGCAGTTCTTGTTCCATCACCACTACTAGCAGTAGGATCTACAAATGTTGGTTGATATTGTCCGTCAGCAGTTAACACTTCATGAACATTTCCACCATAAGTACCATCTCCTACTCTATTATATACAGATTGTGCTACATCTGCTCTACCTTGAGCAGTACCAGATTCTAATGCAGCTATGGCTGCAAGTGTGGACATATGACTTCCATCACCAACCATATCAGATGCTGAAGAAGAAACATCAGCTTGATCCGAATTATTTCCTTGATTCTCAAATAAAGATTTAATCTGTTCAAAGAGTTGTATTGCTAACTCTTTCCATCCATCCATTCCATTAAAGAACCCTCTTGTTCCATCAGAGAACATATCAGATAATAGTCCTCTATTCTTTTTCAAAACCTTAACCTTTGCCTTAGCAGAATCTGCAAATGTCTGTCTAGACCAAGGAATAATAGTTTCAGGAACACCCAATGGTGTATCACCAACTGTTATACTTGTTGGTTGCCCTCCAGCAAAAGTAGCACCAAGGTTAAATCTTGGTTGATTATACATCCTCCAAGCTTCAGTACCTCTAAAAGGAGTTGAACTTGGACTAGAACCTGATTGTCTTCTACCAAAATTAAAAATATTATTAGTTTTACTAGTTCCTCCACCTGCACCTAACCCACCTGCTTCTTTTCTAATAAGCATATTGCGAATGGTTTTTATCAGAGGATTTCCACCAAATCTTCCATCTACAGCACTTTGATTACCAGCTTCGGCATCATCTATTTCTGCTATATCTTCTTCTTCCTGAGAAGTTAGACTTGCTTCATACTTCTTATCTGCAATTTCCTCTTGTCTAGCATTATCCCTAGCAGATTCTGTTTGATGTGCGACAGCACCAAGAAATGAAGATAAGGCAGTATTAATTGCACTAAATCCAGCAAGAAGTGTCTGTGAGTTTTTACTAATTAAAGTTGCTAATGTTTTATCATTTGATCTATTGTCAATTACCCCACCACCCATAGGTGACCCTGGTTTAACTAAACTCTGATCTTTAAACTCTGATGCATTACCAAGAACATCAGAATACATCTTATCATAAGCATACTGATATCTTGGTGCTACTGGCCCCTGTAATGGTCTATTACTCTTTATTTCAGAAGCTTTAGCAGCATAATTAACATACTCTTTACCTATGCCAAATTTTTTCCCTAATGCCTTTCTAAAAAAACTTCCTCTGCTAAACTCTTTATCAAATTCTTGTTGTGTGACTCCATCATTTCTGGAACCAACACCCATTGCTACCTTTGCAGCACCCTTCTCATTACGAGCATCTTCAGCAGCACCTCGTATCTTATTCTTTATGAATCGATATATTTTAGGATACAGAGTTCCACCAGTATAAGTTCTAGTATCACTATATCCTACATTTCCTGCTGGCATTACCTATTTCTGCTCTTGTTCTTGTCTAAGTTTTTCGAGATGTTGCATAAGAAGACTAGTATAGACTTGTCTTTCCCAAGGCATCATATTCTCAATATCACTCAAATTATATTTATGGTGTTGCATCAAAGCAAAATTGGTTTTATAATACCCCTCCAAAGTCATATGGAAGAGTGCTATCCGAAAAAATTCTGTAAGCCCTCAATAGTATATGAAGATTCGACACCAGTATTAGGATTATTCACTTTAAAGACATGAGACAATTTAGGTGAAGTCTCAAAAAATACTTGTATCTTTTCAAATTGTGCTGTAGTCAATCCATCAAGAAATTCTCTAAATTCCTTCTTAGTTGTTGTTGAAGAATCAAAAACCTCTTCTCCTTGGAATATCTGATCTATAGAATCTGCAATAATGCTAAAAATCTCTTCTGTAGATAGTTCACCACCAGTAATAGATGAATCAACAAATTGCTCAAATCCAGGATATTTCATTATCAACCCAGTATCCTCAGATAGCATAATTTTCTTCTCATGCCCTTCTGGGAATTGAACCTCAACATCATTAATATTCAAATTGTACTTAACTTCTGTTTCATTATCATCAAGACATTTAACAGTCATTTCGACTATTTCTCCAACAGAAGCAGCACGAATCCTCAAGAAGATATACTCCAAATCAAAAGTAGTGAGATTCTCTAATTTAACTCTACTAATGATACATCCTTTAAGTAAATTCTTAACTGCCTGTTTAATTGCTGCATCATCTTTACCTTCTAATGCAAGCAAAAGGACTTTTTCTTCTTTTACGAGAAATGGACGATATTTAAGATTTTTCTTTGTAGAGGGAATCTCCAACTCATAAGTCGGTAGATCCAGTTTTGGTAATGCCATAAAAATGATTTCAAGTCGTATATTTATATATATCGACTTTTTGAGTCAAAAATGGTCGAAGAAAATTTTCCCGAATTCTCAGATTCAAAAAGTCGATTTCGCTACACTGGTACTTCAGATTGAGAAAAATAACTATATCCTCGTACATTGTTGTAAAATACTTGATGACGATGATATTGGAATGTTGCTGTAACACGAGTCAACTGAGAGTTTCCATATGAAAGAGGAACAGCGTCAATAGCATATGGATATGCCCTTTCCATAAGATATGTTATAGATGGTCTTCTACTTGTCTCACTCTGACCCATTTCAAGTTTCGTGATGGTAAGATCACATTGATAATCATCAGGATATTGGATGTTAAATTCTCTTTGATCTTTCATCCTACCAGTAGCATTTTGCATTTGCCACTTAGATTGATTATTCTTACTGCTTCTACTATCATTTCCTATAATGTAATCATGCCAAGCAGTCAAAAACTTCAAAGGAACCATATTTGCATCACATAACCATCCTAACTGAAATTCTGTGTATGTTGGTGTGTGTGCATATGGAACACTACCTTGACCAGTATACCTACCAACCAAAGTTCCTGTCATAGTATTAATGTTAGGCAACTGTGCTTCATCACAAAACTCTACCATTACATAGTCATTGTCAGCACTAGTTTCTTGTAAAGCGAAATTTATAGCAGATTGAACATTTCCTTTCAGATTGAATTTTACTTCATACTGATTGGAGACGGACATACCGCCTCTCTCGCTGATAGTATTGATAAACCTATTAACAGACACTTCTAAATACTATTGTGGGATTCTATATTATATTTATGGCGTATTCAGGATTGTATAAGCCCATCAATCCCAAAAAATATCGTGGGAATCCAACTCGTATAGTTTATAGATCATTATGGGAACGAAAGTTCATGGTGTACTGTGACAACACACCTGCCATATTGGAGTGGGGTAGTGAAACTATTATTATACCATATCGCTCTCCAGACGGAAAGACCAGACGCTATTACCCAGACTTTTATATAAAGGTACTAGAAAAAGGTCAAAGGATGAGTAAGTACATCGTTGAAATTAAACCTAAGAAACAAACGAAACCACCCTATGATAAGGATAAGAGAACCGCTGCTTATAGAAGAGCTGCCCTGACATTTGCAAAAAACCGTGCTAAATGGAATGCTGCTCAGGACTTCTGTGAAGATAGGCAGATGAAATTTTTAATAC